CGACAAGATGCTGATACTGATGATATTTATCACGAATCATATTTAGTCTTTAAGGAAAATTACGCAAGTGAATTGACCACATTAAAGGCTGATTACGATGATGATGAAGATGGTACTATTGAAGAAGATGAAGAGTTACAAGAAAATCAAGTGGTATTGTGGAAATGATTAGTCTGCTTAAATCAAAAGGCTATAAATTAACAAAGAATGACACGCTCAATAACCGTGAGTTTCGTGAATCTCTTAAAACTTATAGCATTAATGAAGAACGTTCAACTTTTGCTGAACAAGTGTATGACCATTTGGAGGAATACGAGTTATTTCTTGACACTAGGTTATATACTGACAAAAAGATGAAAGCTATTCTTGATGCTACAAGAGATGAGGGAATTGAAGAAGCCTTGGTTAGTGTTGAACAACAAGAGCGTGGTTATTTAATTACGTTTACAACAACTAAAATAGGAGTTACATAATGGCTATAACTGGACATTCGGGAAGTGTAACTGTTGAGAGTGGTGCTATTGGCAATGCGAAAGCATGGTCATTAGATGTTGCTCAAGAAACAGTCGACACTACAAACTTTGGTTCATCTGGCTGGAAAGAATCTACTGCGACTTTAAATTCGTGGTCTGGTTCTATTACAGTTATTTTTGATGCTTCTGGAACGGCAGAGGGTGCGTTACAGACTGGATTAACTGGTGGTTCAAGCGTTACTTTAGAATTACAATTGGGCGGTGGTACTGGCTCATATGATGTTTATTCTGGGGAAGCTAATATTACTGGTCAAAGCATCACAAATGATGTGAATGGTATTGTCGAAGCTACTTTCAATTTTGAAGGTACTGGTGCATTAACAATCGCATAATTTTACGGGGATTAACTTCCCCGTTTTTTATTTATAACTATGAATAAATTATTAAAAGCATTAGAAAAAGAAAGTACAGATATTCGTTCTGCTGATATGGTAGTTAATGGTGAAGTTCACCAAATATATTACCGTGTTATGTCTGGTGATGACCATGCAAGAGCGTTAGAGCTATCTAAAAAGACGAAAACCATTAAGGAAGCTGATGGCTCAACTACTGACTTAACTTACTATGATGACGATTTACTGCGTTGTCATATTATCTACTTTCAACTACTCGATAAAGAGGGTGAACGTGTTTTTAACAATTTAACCAAAGTACAATGGATTAAAGATAATATCACCTATGAAACATCAAGCTATTTAGCTGCGATAATGGGTTTGAAGTCTGTATCTGATATTATTGAAGAACAGCAAGAAGTATTAAAAAAGATGAATGGCTAAAGGCAAAGGCTTTATTAGCTTTTGAACTTCATAAGACCATATCTGAAATAAACTCATTGCCAATGTCAGAAATTGGTACACTACTAGCATACAAAATTGATGCTAATAAAGAGGTAGATAATGGCAACTGAAAAGATTGAAATTGAGATTATTGCTAAAGGCAAACCAGCCGAGAAAGCAATTAAAGGTGTTGAGAAAAAGACCAAAGATTTAGGCACTACAAGCAAACAGACTGGAAAAGATACTGATAGTATGTTGACCAAGATGAGAGCAGGTTGGATAGCTGTTGGTGCTGCAATGGCATTATCAGTTAATAAAGCTGCTACATTTGAACGTGCTGCAATTGGTTTAACTAGAGCACAGAGAGATTGGGCTAAACAAACAGCAATAGCAACCGATATTCAAGCCGAGCAAGTAGCTGGGTTCTTAAAGTCTGCTCAAACTGCTGGATTAGCAGATGAACAAATGAAAAAATTAGCTAAAGATGCTATCGCTCTTGGCTATGCGTTCCCACATGAAGATGCTGAAACTTTACATGATAACCTTGTCATGCTTAATACTACTGGTGAAGCTCAAGGCTTTGTTGTTGATATATTAGAGCAACAATACGCAAAAATGGGTGTTCAATTTGATAATATTGATTTAAAAGCTGTTTCATTAGAAGAAAAATTAAAACTTGTTAATAATGTTGTTGCTGAGTCGCAAAATCAAATGAATGACTCTACATTTAAAGAATATCAACAAACACTTGGAAATATTGACAATGCTGCTTCATCTCTTGGCGAAACTATCATTAGTTTAGCAACTGAATCTGGTGCTTTAGGATTGTTTAATAAATTGCTTGGTGCTTCTGATTTATTATTAAAACGCTTACATTTAGGTGTATTGACATTGTCTGGAATCTTTAATGAAACAAACGAAGAAAGAGCAAGATGGTTAGAACTAGGCATTAGTGTTTTAGAACAAGATGAAAAGTTATACGGTTCTGATAACCAAAAGAAAATATTCAAGTACAAAAAAGAGTTGATGGGAATCAATGAAGAATTAGGCAAAATAAAAACCAATAAATTAACAATAGATATTGTTGGTGGTACTGATACTAGTAATTTTTTATCTGAATTAAAATTAAAAATAATTGATTTAGGTGTTGATTTAGAATCTTTTGGTGCTGGTTGGAAACAAGCTACTGGTACAGTTAAATCATCTACTGAGCAATGGAAGTCTGCTGGTGCAAGTGCCGCTAATGCTATTGGTGATTATTTAACAAACATGGTAATGGGCGTTAAAAGTTCTTTTGAAGATATGGCGAAGATGGTCGTTGCTCAATTATTAAAGATTGCAATTATGCAAAGGGTAGTAACTCCATTGGGTGATGCTCTTGGTTTATCAATGCATACTGGAACTACTGAGGTTAAACATACTGGTGGTGCTATTGGTAGTGCTTCTATTCCATCATTCCATACTGGTGTTAGAAGTGATGAGCGAATAGCTAAATTACAAGTTGGTGAAGCTGTTATAAATCGTGCTGGTGCTGCTAAAAATAGAAATGCTATTGATGCTATGAACTCTGGTTATTCTGTTGGTGGCGGTGGTAGTGTAACAACTGCTGAGATTAATTTTAATGTTACTGCTATTGATTCTTCTAGTTTTAATCAATACCTTATTGGCAACAAACAAACAATTGAGGGCATTATTAATCGTTCTCTGCAAACTAACGGAACTGTTAGAAGAACCATTAAACAAGTTATTTAATTATGAATAATTTAACATCAACATTATTAACTAATAATTATCATTATCAGATTGAAGAATGGGGCAAACAAGGCAATGCCATGCCTTTTGATTCTGGAATTGAACAAAGAGTTGTTAGTTCATCGATTCCCGCAATTGATTTAACTATCTCATATAACGGATTAAGTTGGTCAGATTACGAATTAATTAGAACTGCTTACGAAGATAATAACTCTAATACTTTTATTGTTGATTTAAACGATGAAACTGCTTTAGACCCATATATGGCTAATGATTATTTAGAGAATCAAACAGATTATGTTTTTGGTGAGCAATCTCGTATTGATATGCGACCAGACTTAATGACAATTAATGCTGCTGTTTGGGCATTTAAAGATTTTCAATTTAGAATTGATGCTAATACATTACTTTACTCTGGACGAATAACTTTAGTATCTTCTGTCTTTTTTAATTTTGATGAATATCAAGATCAGTTTAACCAATCATCTAGTTACACACGTTCTGAATCTTCAGACCAATCTTTTGTTAATCTATTAAATAATGTTCAGCCTTATTCTGCTGACTTAAAATACATCAATAACGCGATATTCTCTAACATTGGACAGAGTGTTAGACACGCAAGAAATAAAGGTGGTTTGAAACGTGCTTGGACTTTGTATTGGCTAATATCTGAAAGTCAATTTTTATCATTAATACAGTTTTATAGAAAAAACTCTGGAATTATGGGTGAGTTTGGATTCCCAGATTATGGTACAAACATTGGCATTCTATTGCCTTATATGAATGAAGATTATTTAGAAAATCAAAAAGATTATGTTGTTTTGTCTGGTTCTGATAACTTATCAAATTCAAGATTTATGCAGGACTCATTCCAATATCAAAAACGTGTTGATAGTTTTTATCAATGTCAAGCAGATTTTATCGAGGTTAAACTTTGAAGACAATAACTAATAATTCAAGAAGTGATAGGCAGTTAGCAATATTACATCTGTTTGAATTTGATATGTACGACTTTAATAATACATTTCAAGAAACGCTTAGGTTTACAGACCACGATATATTTGTTGATTATGATTCAAATGATTACACACCTTTATCAATTACTTTTGATAGGCTAACAGAAGATTTTACAATGTCTGCTGACTCTATTTCAGTAACGATTGATAATGTTAATAGTGCTTTATCTAACGAAGCATTAGCATCTGAATGGCGAAACAATAGAGCTAGAATACTTAGAGTTGTATATCAGCCACCAAGTGAAAATATTGCTGATGAAATATATGATTACGGTTATGGCGATAATTTAAATGGAAATACTTATCCAGAATTAGATTTAGATGCTATTTCTGAAAAAGATGTCTGGACTTTATTTGGCGGGATTATTGATACGTTTAGTGCGACTGAAAGCGTTTTAAATGCTACATTAACAACTGAGTTTAATAATTGGTCAAAACCTTATCCAACCAGAACTTATAATCAGAATGAGTTTACAACTGTTGTGGGTGCTATGACTGAAATTATTTACTGGGGCAGACAAGATACATAATGAATAATTGTTTCACTACTGTTTATAAATATTTGAATTTGCGTTATGTAATTCCAAAAGAATGGAATGGTTATACTACTGAAAATCTAGATTTATTTGTTAAAAATGAAAAAAGGTTTTTAGCTAAGAAAGAACATATCGGTTTCTTTAGAAGTTTTTGCTCAAAAGTGAAAGATGCTAAAAAGGACGATATAGTGCTTACAAAGACTTCAGTTGGTGTTGCTATTAATAGATTCACTTACTGGGTTTATAACGAAGATTTGGAACGCGTAGAGCATAAAACTTTAAATAAGGATTGTTTAATCATGAGGATTAATAATGGGTAGTAAAGTTAAAGCTGTTGTTGGATTAGCTGCTGTTATATTTGCTCCAGCTTTAGCACCAATGATTGTAGGTGCTGGTGCTACGGCTACTGCTTTAGCAATAGCAACTGGAGCTATCACTTTAGTTGGCTCTTCATTAGCTGGTTCAGCATTCTCTCCAGATATACCAGATTTAGGTGATTTATCTGGTTCTGACCAATATGCTGGACAAAAGATTCAAGCAACTAAAAACAATACTGGAACTGTTCCCGTTGTTTATGGCTTTCATAGATTAGCTGGTAATATTATTTATCAAGCTGCTAATAATGAATATACTTTAGATGATACTGCTAAAGGATATAACAGAGATTATTGGTCTATCATTACATTAGCTGGTCATGAGATTGAAGATATAACTTCAATGCACTCTGATTTAGATTTATTAACTTCTTTAGGTTCTAATAAATACACAGATACGTATAGACACGTTAAATGGTATGATGCTTCTTCAACAGTAACTAATATTCAAGACGTTGATTTTGTTGTAAATGATACTGGCACAACTCAAACTGGAAGCTCATTAGCTTTAGCAGATGCCGAAATTCCAGCAAACGTTGCTTTTTTAGCTGTACACCAAGTATTTAATGGTCAACAGAATAAAAACACTCAAATAACTACTATTACAGTTGATATAGAGGGCAAAAAGATTAGAACAATTACTGATGCTTCAACTATATCAACATCAACATCTTATTCTAACAATCCAGCAGAGATTATTTTAGACATATTAGGTGAAAGTTTAGCTGTTCCAGATAGTAAGATTGATATTGCTTCTTTTTATGATGTTAAAACTAAATGTGATACTTATGGTTGGAATGCCAATCTAGCACTAATTCAACAATCAAATGTTCAGTCAATTATTCAAGAATTATTATCGACATTTCGTGGACAGATTATTCATTCAGAAGATAGCTGGAAATTAAAAGTAGATGCTAAATCACAAACTTCAGTTGCCACTTTAACTACTGATGACATTCTTAATAACACGCTCAACATTACAATGCGTGGCTCTAAAGACATTTTTAATAAGGTTAGATTAAAATATATTAACCCAACAGATGAATGGTTAGCATCTCAAGTTATGATTGAAGATACTGATTTGCAAGATTTAGAGGGGCAAATTATTGAGAAGATATTAGATATTAAAGCAGTAACTAATACAACTCAAGCTGAAGAATTAGCTGAAATAACATTAAACACAAGTAGATATACAGAAGATGACTCTGGAACACGAATTAAACAAACACCTTTAATTTGTAGTTTTGCTACAACAATGAAACACGCTGATTTAGAAGTGGGGGATATTATTACACTTAATCACGATTTACTAGACAGAAACCGCAAGTTTATGATACTATCTTTAGAAACTGACCAGAGTGGAATAATTCAAGTTAATGCTAGAGAATATGCAGAAACTCATTATAAAGACAATACTGGAACTTATATAATTTAAGAGGTAATTATGGCAACAATAGTAACAAGAGCAGGTAAAGGCTCGGCATTAACACACACGGAGATGGACGCCAACTTTACTAATTTAAATACAAGCAAAGTTGAAAGTTTAGCTGATTTAAGTGTTTCGGCAACAGATTCGGAGATTGATGTACTA